CTTGGTAAGAACGCTAAGAGACCTTTCTTACATGTAAGATATAGAGCTTCAGAAACTGAAGACAGAAGATATAAGACGTGGATTACTGGTTCTGCTGGTGGTGCTGCGACTAACGATATCGATAACATGCAAGTAAACTTCTTAAGTGAAAGAGCTGTATGTACTTTAGGTGCAAACAACTTCTTCTTATTTAAGCAGTAGTAATTAATTCAAAGGGGTGTAGCGATACGCCCCTTTTTTAAATTTTAAATTAAATCAAATCAAATGAATAAAGAAAAAACAACCGAGAAAAAGTCGGGTGGTTTAAAAGTAAAACCCGCAAAAACATCCCCAAAGTTTGTTGACAAAACTTATAAGCTAACTAGAGAAGTAGCTCCTTTATCTTTAATATTAGCATCAAGACACACTAATCGTGTGCCCTTATTATATTTTGATGAAGAGACTGGAATTAATAGACCCCTGAGATATGCAAGAAATCAAAACTCACCTTTTCAAGATGAGCAAGATGATAATGCAATATTAGAACCTATAGTGTTTGAAGATGGGTTTTTATTTGTTCCAAAAAACAATCAAGTATTACAAAAGTTTTTATCATACCATCCAGCTAATGGAAGTATTTTTGTTGAAATAAATAAAAAGAAAGAGGCTCAAGATATTGTAGACAATTTAAACGCTGAGGTTGATGCTTTAATTGAAGCTAGACAGCTTGATGTAGAGCAAGTAGAAACCATAGGTAGAGTATTATTTCAGCAAGATATTACAAGAATGTCAACAGCAGAACTTAGAAGAGATATACTAATCTTTGCTAAAAAAGACCCTAATGGTTTTTTAATGATGTTGAAAGACCCTATGCTTAAGTTAAATGCTACTATACAAAATATGTTAGATAAAAACTTGTTGCAGTTAAGAAACCAAAAAAAAGAAGTGTGGTATAATACACCTACTAATAAAAAGAAAATGTGTAATATACCGTATGGAGAAGATCCACTATATATTATAGCTTCATTTTTCCAAAGCGATGATGGGCTTGATATGTACAAGCACCTGAAAACGTTAGTTAAAAATTCGTAACTTTGTTTTTTGTTTAACCCATAAATTTTTTAACATGGCAAAATATATAACATTAGATACAGCAAATGACGGTAATGTACACATTAATACAGACCAAATTCTTTACGCAGAAACTGCAAGTTCAACTGCGGGAGATATTTATTTAAGTAATGGTACACACAAATTAACGGTTACTGGAACTGGATTGACATCAGGATTTGGTGAGAATGTAAATGCAGCTCTTGTAAAAGCAGCAGAAACTTCTTGGACAAATGCAGCAGTACCAGTATCGAAAGATGGTGGACTAGTATTTACTAGTATCGCTATAGGAACAATTTAATCCTTCCTTTACTATCGACAGCGAGAAAGCACCTAAATCCTAGGTGCTTTTTTATTTTATGTATCTTTGTATAAACATTTTCAAATGATAAATTCAGTTAGAAATACTGTGCTTGCAATAATAAATAAGAACAACTATGGATATATATCTCCTAGTGATTTTAACTTATTTGCTAAACAAGCTCAATTAGATATTTTTGATGAATATTTTATACAATATAATCAACAAATAAATGAGGAGAATGCTAGAGTATCAGGTACAGGATATGCTGATATTAAGTTAGGGTATGAAGAAGTAATAGATACATTTGCCGAAACTAAAACATTGACACAAAATGCTGGTAATATTTATTATTTACCTTCTCAATCAACAACTGGTGATGATTATTATTTAATAAATAAAATTTTATGTTATCAAGGTGGTGTATTACAAGGTGAAGCAGAAAAAGTAAGTTTGAGTAAAATTGATTTACTAAACAAATCTCTTTTAACTTCTCCATCTTTACAATATCCAGCTTACACACAAAAAGCAGATTCAGTTACAATATACCCTTCAACTATTAACGGAGCATTAGATGTTCAGGCTACCTATATAAGGTATCCTTTAGACCCTAAGTGGACATACGTTACTCTTTATAATGGTGAACCTTTATTTGATCAAACGCAAACTGATTATCAAGATTTTGAATTACCAGTTGATGACACTAATAACTTAGTGGTAAGAATATTACAATATGCCGGTATATCTATACGAGAAGCTGACGTATATCAGTTTGGTTCAATTGAAGAGCAAAAAGAAAATTAATAATAATTATGACTTATATAAATCAAAGGCAATATTACACAAATAACGGAGTTAATCCTACGGATGCTAACTGGGGTTCTTATCAATACATAAGCTTAGATGATTTAATGACAAACTTTGAATTGATGTATGAGGGAAACCACTCATTAGTAAACAATGAGAACAGATATAAAATTTTATTTCATACAAAACGAGCAATACAAGAATTAAACTATGATGCTTTTAAAGAAATCAAAGCTTTAGAATTAACTGTTTATGATGATTTAAGATACGTTTTACCTTCTGATTATGTCAATTGGGTAAAGCTTTATTTATTCAAAGATAATGTTTTAAGAGAGCTGACAGAAAACATACAAGTACAATCATCTCTTCAATATCTTCAAAATTCTACTGCTGTATTTGGGTATGACGGAAATAATAACGTGTCTACAATAGAGTCAAACTTGGACACTGCAAGAAAAGACGGAGCATTAAAAAGTATATATTTAAATGACGTTAGAGAAGAGGCTGTTAATCCTGGATGTGTAAATTGTGAAGACGATATATACAACACAAGAATTGGAGCTAGATATGGTTTAAATACAGAAACAGCTAATTTTAATCCTACTTTTACAATAGACAAAAAAGCTGGTGTTATAAACTTTGATTCCACTATGGCAAATCAACAGTGTGTTTTACAATATATATCAGATGGTATGGAAGGTGGTGATAATACTGAGATACAGGTTAATAAATTATTTGAAGAATATATATATGCTTATGTTAAATACGCAATATTAAATAGTAAATTTGGTGTACAAGAATACATTGTAAATAGAGCTAAAAGAGATAAACAAGCTCTGCTGAGAAATGCTAAAATAAGATTAAGTAATATTCACCCTAGCAGATTGCTTATGAATATAAGGGGTGAAAATAAGTGGATAAAATAAAATGGCAAACATTCAAAGAAATTTTGTAGCAGGCCGTATGAACAAAAGCCTTGATGAAAGGCTTGTTCCTAACGGAGAGTATATAGATGCTTTGAATGTAAGACTTGGTTCTACTGAAGAATCAGAGATAGGTGCTGTTGAAAATGCTAAAGGAAATGTTCAAGTAACTTCACTTCAATATACTGATGGAACAAAACTTAGTGCTCAAGCAAGATGTATAGGAGCATTTGAAGATGGTGCAAATGAAACCATATATTGGTTTGTTCATGACCCTGCTTTTACTGTAGGCGCAACAGGTAAATTAGATTTAATTGTTTCTTATAATGTAATTACTGGAGCAATATTATACCATGTTATAAGTATTGATTCAGGAGATAACACAAATACAACTTTAAATTTTGATTCTAATTTTTTAATAACAGCAGTAGACAAAATAGATAACTTACTTTTTTTTACTGATAACTTAAATGCTCCAAGAGTTGTTAATATAGATATAAATTATTCAGTACCATTTAATAATATAGATCAATTTACCAATGAAGAAATATTAGTAATTAAACAACCTCCGGTAGCTGCGCCTTCTTTAAATTTATTAAGCACTACTTTACAAGATTCTTTTTTAGAAGATAATTTTATCTGTTTTGCTTATAGGTATAAATATGCAAATGGCGAGTATTCAGCTGTTTCGCAGTTTAGTGAACCAGCTTTTGACCCAGGTATTTTTTCTTTTTCTTCTAATAGTTTTTTAAATGAAGGAATGGTAAACTCTAAAAATGGAGTTCAAATAACTTATAATACAGGTAGTTCACTTGTAGTAGGAATTGATTTATTATTTAAAGAAGCTAATGACCCTACTATTAAAATAATAGAAAGAATTAAAAAATCTCCATTAGGCCCTCATAACACTAATGCTACATATACTTTTACAAATAGTAAAATATTTACTGTTTTACCTGAATATGAAATATTAAGACTTTATGACAATGTGCCAAAACAAGCTAAAGCTCAAACTTTAATGGGTAATAGACTTATTTATGGAAACTACACAGAAGGTTATAATTTAATTGACATAAATGGGTCTCCATTAAACTTAAATTATACTGTTGCTTTACAATCAAAAACAATAGGGGGTGAATCGCCAACATCAACTAATGTGTTAGCATACCCTTATGATGCTTTTGGTATACCACAAAATGTTAATTTTGCCGGATTTACATTTGATTTAGGAGGATATGAAAACTTATTAGTTTCTGGCGCAACATTAAATTTTTCTTTTGATTACGAACACGCTTTTTATGTAGGAACTGCACTTCCAGATGAGCTACAAGGAAGTACGTCAATTAATTTTTCTTATACTTTAGTTGATAATTACGCCACTGTAGCAGATTTATATAACAGCTCTGATTTTCAAGCTAAAATAGGTTTGACTGACGCCTCTATACAAACTTTGGCGGATGCGCAAAATGGATTAGGATCAACTCTTACAGATGTCTTTAATTATTCTTTACTTGGAACTTTAACTGATTCAACAACTTCACCGGCTTATGCTATAAATCAAACAGGGGTTACTGCGTCGACACAATCTCCTCCTGCTAAAGGAGAGCCAATCGGTTCTATATTAAATGGAACAGAAATAAGTTTTATATTTCCAGTTGCGCAATATATTCAAACAACTCCAGGAACTACTAATTTAATTGTTTCTTATAATCACATAACAAGCATAAATGTTAGGATACAGCAAACAGCTAATATTGAAAGTCTTCATAGTAATAGGGGATATGAACTAGGAATAGTTTATATGGATGAATACAACAGAGCTTCCACAGCTTTAGTTAGTAATAATAACACAGTTAATATTCCGTGTTCTAAGTCAGTTACAAAAAATGAAATAGTTGCTACTATACCTACCAGTCAAAGAGCACCTAGTTGGGCAACAAGATATAAGTTTGTTTTAAAACCAGATAGAACAACTTATGAAACAATTTATTCTAGTATATTTTTTGAAGATCCAACATCTAACAATTCTTATCTTTTATTAGAAGGAGATAATATAGATAAAGTAGAAACCGGTGATAGATTAATTGTGAAAAGAGATTCAGGTGGCCCTATGACAAGATGTGTTTATGCAACAGTTTTAGAAAAAGAAACACAATCAGCAGACTTTATTCCTTTCCCAGCATCTCCACCTCCTCCTACTGTACCGGGAGGTGTTTATATGAAAATGTCAACTAGTGATTTTGATGCAGTTTTAGATACTGATGATATTGTAGACATACAAGTGCCTACGGCTGTAGCTGGACAAAATAATAGATACCCAGGATTAGCTTATCCATTTTTTGTAACCTCTGGAAGTTCTTATAATATACCAGCAGGCTCAAGAATAGTAATGAGTATATCTCAGTTAAGAGTTGGTCAAGGAGGTAGTTGTGAATATAGATCTAATACAATAGAAAAGGAATTTGTATCTCCTGCTTTATATACTGATTTTTATACTTGGTTTACTTCAAATAACATCGGGTCTGTTATTGAGTCTAGTGGGATTCAAGATCCTGATACCGGTGGAGATGCTGTTCAAAATGTTTTTATAAATTCTTTAGTAGAAAACGCAGGTGTCCCTCAATTTAATAATACAGCAGGTACTGCTAAAAATTTAAAAAGCAGTGACCTGCAAGATGCAAATAGATTTGGTTCTAGCGCAACATCTCCTTTAACTACAAATTATTATAGATTTTATAAGGATACTTCGACAGGTGATTATTATTTAATGGTTAGTGGAACAAGATGTTGTGGTGGAGACTCAGATGGAGATTCTAGTGTAAGAGTTCATTTTACAGTTTACAGAAGAGACTCCGTTATTGTTTTTGAAACAGAACCACAAGAAGCTTTGCCAGATGTTTGGTATGAAAACAATGAATCTTTTTCAATTGACTCCTCAGGAAACCATAGTGGTAATATTACAAATCAAAATATATCTACAGGTGTAGCTGGTGTTGTTAATACAGGATTCTTTAACTGTTATGCTTTTGGTAATGGGGTTGAAAGTTATAAAATAAGAGATGCTCTAAATGGTAAATCATTTAATTTAGGTAATAGAGTTTTTACAACTTCTAATATAGATTATAAAGAAGCTCATAGGTTTGCTGATTTAACTTATAGTGGTGTATATAATGATGAAACTAATGTCAATAAATTAAATGAATTTAATTTAGGACTTGCTAATTTTAAACCACTTG